GTGAGTTCAATCGGACTAGTAACTACCCAATTACCAAGGTCTTCACGATACATCCATTCACGCATCTGACCGTCGGTATTGTAAGTCATCTCTGACTCACCTTCGATTTGACGACCATTACCATAAATGGTCAACTCGTTGGTAGCGAAATTACCAGATACATCAACAATACCCATACGAGCACCGTCATGTGGCTTCGGATGTAGATTTACGAAACCTTCTGCGGTCAGGTTACACATCACACGCATGTTGGTTTGTAGGAAGACATTCCCCGGCAAGGAATTAGACCACCAAGGATATCCCGCCGGGGATACGATATTGTCTTGTCCCAGTGGGAACGGAACAAGATTCTCACCCATTTCATTACCAAGCACTGACTCAACGACTGTCAATAGGAGTTGAAAAGCCTCATTAATTTGATTAGTATTAGGTGTCGTACCTAGAGGGACTAGGTTCGTTTCACGTAATGCAGATGTGATAATGCTTGTAATGGGTGTAGACATTTACAATTGCCAGACTGAAACTACAATCTTGTCATTAGAGTTGTTCATAATGCGGCCGTACAGGTTACCAGAATAGGCCCCATCAAAATGAACTGAACTGCAATCAATACGGAAACCACCATTAGCGAGAGCACCACCAGTCAGACTAGTAGCAGTCACATCTGTAGCGGCAGAAGTCACAGTGTAATTTCCAGATGGACCAGAGGCAATGGCAGTAAGAGCAACTGAGCCAGCAGTATCTACGGCAGTAACAAGTTGAGAGTTAGCATTAACGGCCGCAGCAAAAGCAGTTGCAGTCAGAAGATATGTAGCACCGATAACAACGTCAAAAGGTGCGGACCCAGATGTTACGAATGTGTAGACTTCAGTACCAATTGTGACCGTTTGACCATTAGTTGGGTTAGCTGTTGCAAAGACAACAGAACCGGTCGCAACTGCGGGAGATGTGGATGGTGCAGACGATCCAACATAGAGAAAGAACGGTACATGGTTAGGGACGTGACTAACCCTTAGAAAAGCTGTGGCCCCGCCTGAAGCGAGTTCGACCCAACCATCCTGAGGGTGAATTGCAATATTAGCGGTAGTAGGGTTCGTCATTAGCTTCTCCTAAGGTGGGGAGAGCCCACAAAGGACCCTCCCCTATTAGTGTGGTTAAACGTCTGTACCAGAAGTGCCGTTAATGCGGCAAATCCGACGACGATCCACCACGTTAGCCGAGAGAGCCACGTCGAAGCGTACTTGGTGTTCACCAGTCAAGAAGACCGAGTTCTGCCACATACGGACCGACAGAGGAACCTTGGTAAGAGACTTACGAGAACCGATACCAGTCGCCGGCATGATCAGATCAGCCGTATTCACAACAATCGCATCCTTAGACAGAATGACACGAGGACGGACATTAGTACTGGCAGTACCGACAAAGGTAATGGCAGCAGTCGAACCGGGGATCGAGTCAACAGTCGCATTGGCGGTGTTGTTAGCAATGGTATTATAGTCCGAACCGCTGGGGCTGGCACCCTGCACAACGATGGCGGGGAAGATGGTCATCGCAGCAATGACGCCTGAAGTCGCAGTATAATTACCGATCACTCGGAATTGCTGCAAGTGAGGAAGAGCCGCTTGGAGGCGATTATCCCAGGCGTACACATTAGCGATAGTGAACACTTCACCATCTTTGACCGTCTCGGAACCAACACCAACAGTCACTTGGATCGTCTGGGTAAGACGAAGACCAGGACCAGTGGAGATGGCCACAGAGGCGTAATCGCTGTACTGATTAGCACCATCCATGGCGGTATCAGAAGCATTACGGGAACCGATGGCATTCGTGGGCAGTTGTTGGGTGAACATGGTGGGGATACCATCAATGTCACCAGAGAAGCCCTTACGATAGACACCTTCGGCCACACCAGGAAGCGAGGAGTTACCCTGCGCAGCAAAGGAAGCACCAATGCCTTGCTGGTTAACAATATTCGCACCGAGTGCCTGTCGGTCATAATAGTTAAGCACAGCCCGGAAGTCCGTATCCTCAACACCCTCTTCCTTCAGGCGGGTATAGCCCGAAGCAATGTCATTGTATTGAGAGACGGGGTCACCAGGAGTACCAAGCCAGTTGTTGGAGGCATTAGTGGCAAAATTCAAGATGTAGGCATCGATCTGTTCAGCGAGGTTCAGAGCGGCACCACGGAGCGCTTCGCTTTCACGAGCCGCACCGATGTCTTGAATCTTTACGAAGTCTTGCCAACCCATGCTGGAACCGAACACGTCGGCCACCTGGTATTGTTCCGAACCGAAGACGGTATTCTGCACGTCGTTAGTTGTGAGATTGTTAACCCCATTGACCGTATGGGTCACGAGGTAACGCGGCACAACTTGTTCAACGACAGTCAACTTATTTCGGTCGTTCATTTCATTATCAAACTTCCGCCAAGTTACGAGCTCAGCAGAGGTCAGATTATTTTGGAAGATCGCGGCAAACGAGTTTAGAACCAGTTTTGCCTGATCAACTGTGACGTTAGCGCCACCAGTAGTCATAGACAATACTCCTATTTATGAGTGGGTATATTATCCGTATCTGGCCTTCGTGAAGAATTGCTTCTCGAAGGCACCCAGATCATCGGTATCGGGGTTCGCCACATAAGCACCATTTGTTCCTCTAGCCTGTTGACGAGGCGGTTCAGGGGCTTTGGTGATCTTAGGTTTCGGAGCCTCTTTTTCACCCTGAAGGAAACGACTTTCAATCCGACCCAGTGCGAGGGTCGCTCTTTGTGCGCCACTGTTTACGATTGTTTGTGCTTCATCCGGGTGATTAGACAGGTAATACAGAACGTCAGGACCCTTATCCATAGACATCAAGACTTGGGTAAGGTAACCAGCGTAATTAGGATCGAGGTTATCAAACTGAGAAAGCATTGCGCGACCCTTTTCTTCAAGGTCGGGGTACTCTTTCACAGCATCAGCCAACTTAGTGTTCCACTGGTTCGTAAGGGCTTGTTGCTCTTGTTGAACCGCAGCTTGGCGTTGAGCTTGAGCATTCTCAACTTCCATCCTTTGGCGCTCTTGTTGGAGCGTATGACGGGTCAGGTCCCGAATGTACTGCGGATCAAACTCACCCAAGGCATAGACAGGAGAACCATCCTCTTTGAGTGCGTCAGGCTTGGGCTCATTAGGATCAACCAACTGTTCGGTGGATTGATTTTGAACCTCTGGCTTTGTGCCCTTTTCTAGTTGTTCAATTCGTTTGAGAAGTTCAGCAACTTGATTCTGCCCTTCTCGACGAATGTCCTCACGTTGACGTACTACTTCGTCAATTCTATCTTGAACAGTCTTCCGTTTCGGAGTTTCAACAACTTCTTGTTGAAGTTCAGCTTCGTCCTGCTCATCATTAACTTGAGCTTCGGTTTCTTCTGAAGTCTGAGTTTCATTGTCTTGTTCCACCTCTACCTTGGTCTCGGTAGTTTCGGGTTGCTTCTGACCAAAGAAGCCACTTGCGAAAGCGTCAAGATCATCTGTATTCTCAAATTGAACTTCAGTAGTTACTTGGGTCTCACTCATTTAGGTTATTTGCGGTCCTTTAACCGTTTGCTCTACTGGATTGCGACTTTTTCGACCCGCCAGCTTGAGCAGTTGGGGCAGGTCGTGTCGAAGCTTGTTTAAGTGCAACCTCATGTTGGTTCTCAACTTGCTGTTGCTGCACCTGTAGTTTTTGATGTTCAAGACCAAGTTTGGCATGGTCCATAACAACACTGTGCTCAAGTTGAGCACGTTGAATGTCTTGCTCATCAACCTTAGCGGCATGTGTCAGGATACTATTCAGAGCACCCATATCGTCTGGGGACTCAGTTCCACGATCCTGATTAAGGGCGGCAATACGTTTAGTGGTGGCTTCATAAGACTGAACCTCAAGTTTCTTGAATTCAATAGTCTTATCAAGTTTAAGTTGTGTATTCTCTTGTTGTAGTTGTTGCAGTGCCTGTTGCATCTGTTGCACAACTTGTGGAGACACGGGAGGTGGTTGGAGCTTCTGCTGATCTTCTGGACTAAGGAACTGTGGGGGTACAGTCTTCTGCAGACGTTCCGACAATTCTTCTGCCCCAGGCCAATCTTGAGCTTTAACTACAAGGTCACCAGCAATTTCCATAAGCTGTGGCCAAACTTGAATGGCATCCATCATAGCTTGACCAGCCTCAACCCTACGAGTCGTGTAAGACGTACCAGTAGACAGAGCAACATCGAATATACCAATACCTAAATCAACTGCATGCGGGTCCATTGGGTCATTAATCCTCTGGAATTTAATACTCTCGTCTTTACCGATAAGACGAACAACTCTGGTTCCATCATAAATCTGTGGAATAAGTTGATTGATTACATCTCCGGCCTCCAGAAGAGCAGCATCCGCATTATCATAGTAGGTTTGGCTAGCGATATCACCTTCGTGTTGACGATTCATGATTGCCCGGCCAGATGTCTCATTCGACCTGATACCCAGACTCGCATCTTGAATACCACTGACATCTTTCATGTCTTGGGTATTCATGGCCACCTCTTGGAAGATGGCTGCTTGGGGGGCGGGAGGTTCAATTCGTTGAATGTTTTGTCCGATGACGGCCTCATCATTGACAATCAGCAACGGATCACGCGTCAAGTGCGCCCGTCTAAAGGCGTCTTGTCGTCCCTCAATCGCAGACTGGGTGGCCAACCATTGGGCCTTCGGGGCATAGCCGAGTTGCTCAGCTGCGATAGACCGCCAAAAGTTCTTCAGTCGGCTCGGGTCCTTCATGAACCGAACCAGACCGTACCGTACCCGACGTCCAGCCACATTAACGATACGACCAGACATACGAATAACGGGTAGTCTATTCATACGATATTCATATGGACCAGCTAGAATGCACCAACCAGTGCAGTAATGCATCTGAGCATACCTGCACCACACTATGCGTGTTTTAACTGGAGCACCATTTGCTTGAATGATCTGCTCTTCGTTAGTTTCATCAATTTCATACATCTTGCCATTCTCGAAGAGGGCAAGTGTCTTTTGACGTTCAATCATACGCCAGTATTCGGTCACACGATAAGCATACTCATCTTGCCATCCAGCGAGGGTGATACGATCAACCTTATCAACCTCAAGGAGATTTGACCCACCACCAGCTTGTGGCCACTTACGGGAGAACTCATCTTTGGGGATGCGATCATCAACCCAGACAGTACGGGCATCTCGTCCGGTAGGGTCCACAGAGAAGCGATCCCAGACAACTGCCATCGTGTCTTCAATGGGTCGAATACGAATTTCTTGATCGAATACATCATCTCTTGCGTACTCAACCGTTACTTTAAAATCAGCATCGCCACACTGAATCATAGATTCAAAAGACTGATCATAAACACGATCAGCACGAGATTGCATTTCGATGTTACGCACCAAGTCCTCACGGATGGATGCTACGTCGGTATCCTCGTTATTACTAGGAACAACTTTAATGGCTTTTCTAGACTCCCGCCAATCACCAACCAGTTGAGCAGTGAACTGTGGTATAGTGTTAATGACTAGACACGGAAGCGATTTACGCTGTTGCAAGACTACGGGATCCCACTGCTCACCGGCAGCGAAACGAAGATCATCCATCGCCTCGTAGCGATTAATACGATCAAAGTCAAGATTGTGCTGATACTCTGCACGCATTTGATCAATGAACTGCTCCTGAGAGTCAAACCCCTCAGGTACATACTTATTCTTTACTGGTTCAACGTCAATGAGGTCCGGTAGACGAAGATTCTGAATCTTCTTCTTTACAGGCTTTTCATTGTCAGTTATTGCAGCCATTAACCAGCCATCCACCCTGTTGCAGTGTCACGAACCCAATCAATTTGTTGTCCGTCTTCAATTTGTTGTTTAGTCGGCCCAGTTTCAGCGGTTAGTCGACGACCAGTCAACTTGTCAAAAATCTTTGTAAGTCCCCACACGAGAGCATCAACGCGGTCAGGGGAACCATTAGCAGCAGAACGAATGAAGTCCACAGAAAAGAGACACATCTGATCTTCAAGTGCATTGAATGCGCCACAGTGATGAATCCGACCTTGTTCATATAGAGCACTGATTGGTTCAGCACGGACAACCTTACCCCTACTGGCATTCACTAGTTCGATAGGGACGGACCGATCAATAGCCCTGAGGGTGCTTTCAACCATAAGACCACCCTGATTCTTTTCCGCAATGATTTTATCTGCGGACCAAAGACGATATAGACTTACTGCTTTACGAGCCCACTCTTCAGGGTTACCTCGCATGGAACCATCTTCAAGAACATAACCACGAGCATAGCCCTCGGCGTCTCTAGCCAGTCCGACAACAACGATACCATGTTCGTCGGAATGTTCATTGTTTGATACCGCTGGGTCAACTGCCACATATACCCTTTCAAGGTCTGCTGGAGGTTCTTTAAGACGTGCAGCATCAATCATGTCTCTATTCCAGAGAGCTCCTGGGATGTCTGAGAGGATTTCACCTTGGAGTTCTTGTCTTCCAAGGCGTGTCCCACCATATCTTTCGTACAGTTGCTTTACAGTGTTCACAGCCAAATTGGCTTTGTTGTCCAGTGTAGCTCCACGAGTTACCACAGTGTCTGCATCTCCCATAAGACGCTTGATAAGTGGTAACGGCCTGGGGGTTGTAGTGATCAGGCAGCGAGGGTGTTGGCCAAGGCGAAGGCCGAACTGAAGCTGGTCCCACGTTTCTTGCATGTACCGGAACTTAGCAAGTTCATCGACCCAGGCGAGACCATGCTGCGGCCCCCGTAGTTGATCCGGCTCAGTTGCATTATATACCCAGGCTTCCGTACCATTGGGCCACGTAAGACGACGATTTGTAGGTGACCAGTCGGGTCTTTGGTCTTTCGGGTGCGAAGCGAGGAGGCCAGAGTCTCCGAGTACCATAACGTCCCGTGCATCAGCGGCTGTCTCAGCCACGAGGGCAATCCGTCTGGGTGCGTTGGGGGCAGCCGTAAGGGGTGATGTTCCACAGACATTTTCTCTAATCCATTCTGAACCAAGGCGGGTTTTACCGAAACCACGTCCCGCCAGTACCAACCAAGTATTCCACAGACCTTCGGGGGCAAGTTGGTTGGGTCTGGCCCAGAAACGCCAATGCCATTTAAGTTCCGCCTTCTCCTCGTCCGTCAGGGAATTTAACAACGTTGTCCGTTCCTGTTCGCTGAGAGAGGCTAGAAATTCTGCTGGTGAAGTCTGCAACGGATTCCTTTATGTGTTGTTCGTGCTGGATGGCCCCCCCGTCGGCCCCTGTGACCTCCTGACGCTCTTTCCAGAGGGCGATGGCCTTCCCTGCCAGCTCGATGGCCCGAAGCCTGTCAGCGGTCTTCTCAAGCCCTTCCAGGTCATCAATAATCTCCACGAGTTTATTGATTAGGTACTCGGCCCTGATCTCGGATTGCTTCTCTCGCTTTTCTAGACGTCTTTTAATTTCTGCCTGAATTGCGGGATGATCCATCAGTTCGATGGCTGTGCGAGCAATTGAATACTTTGACTTACATTGATAGTCAGACAACTTAATAGCCTCTTGGGCATTGTATTGAGCCGCACCAAGATAGGCATTAATGAATGATAACATTTTAGGTGTGAGGTCTCTACGGCCTTTATATGCCTTCTCGTCACCGTTTTTAGCAGATAAATAAGCCATTCAGTTCCCTATATTCATATTATACTAAATCCATTACAGTCTGTCAACCTCAATAATTAAAAGTGTCCCCCGAGCACCGCCTACGGCGTTGGTCAGACAAACCAATCTATAGTACTTATTTGTAATTTTACTTTATGTAGTGTTTGTAAATAGATTCTCTTATTAAGTTTATCTATTGTTTACATCTTAATTGTTTATTTATAAATATATTATATTAATATATATTATATATCTCTATCTATCCCTTATAGAGATATTATATAAATTTCCCCCGCCAAAGTCAATAGCACATCGAAGAATTTTATGCAGAAACTTCATTTTTTTATAAAATAAAAGAGGTGACCTCAAAAACGCTCTGTCGGATCCCCACTTTATCCTACCCCCCAGGTAGGGTATTGCAACATGCAAATCCTCATTGCAGCGGTAGGAATTAACCGTATCGATAAACGATAACAATATATCGATAAACGATAAACCACATCACGCATTCGTGATTAGACTATTGCAAAACGTAGTGCTATACCTGGTCTTGTCAAAGGGGACACACCCCCGAGACCACGCAAGGTCCGCTTGGACCGCGTGAACCCTAGCGGCTAAGGAGACTTGCCATGGGCAAGCGCCTGAACCCGCATC